GGCTTTGGGCGAAGCGGTTTGTGAAGATTGCGAAGAACAATCATTGGATCATGCTGAGCGCAACTCCGGGAGATACTTGGAAGGATTATACCGCTGTATTTGTGGCTCGGGGCTTTGTGAAGACATTTACCGAGTTTGACCGTGAGTATTGTATTGTGACTCGGTGGGGTGGTTTTCCTAAAATTGAGGGCTACAGGCACGTTAGACGGCTTGAACAGTGGCGGGATGATGTTTTAGTCGACATGCCTTTTTCAAGGCGTACAACGCGCTGTGAGAGGCGAATTTGGTGCCATTTTGAGGCGTCTGTGTATCAGGAGGCTTTTAAGAATCGTGTGGTGCCTTGGACAGGGGAGCCTATGAAGAATGCTGCGCAGCTTGGGTATGTTTTGAGGAGGGTTTGTGGGACTGATAAGAGTCGTATTGACGAGTTTCAGAAGCTTTGGGAGAAGCATCCACGGTTGATTTGTTTTTACAATTTTGATTACGAGTTGGAGATTTTGCGAGAGATTTGCGGAGATGTTTTGAAGGAGTGGAACGGGCATAAACACGAACCGGTTCCTGAGGGAGATCGGTGGGTGTATGCGGTTCAGTATACTTCTGGGTCGGAAGGGTGGAATTGTATTGCGACGGATACGATTGTGTTTTGGTCGATGCCTTATTCTTATAAGAGTTTTGAGCAAGCGAAGGGTCGTATTGACCGACTGGATACTCCATTCGAGACTCTGAATTACTATATTCTTTGTAGTAACTCTTCTATCGAGAGTGCAATCTGGACCACTTTGAAGGAGAAGAAGAATTTCAACGAATGGGGGTTCTTGTCAGCACGTTTGAAGTACTTTGGAGAGGACCGCTTTAATTTTGAGAGGCCCAAAAATCCAGATTTTGAAAGTGGGTCTTGACCTGGGGTTATGCCCACTTTTGAGAAGGGCCAGTTTTCTGTGACACTTTTGGGCCACCCCAAAAACATGCCTTGAGCTGGTCGTTTGACCCCCCTTGGCCCATTATTATATATATTATATATAAAAATATATAATAGTAGTAATGTGGCAATGGGGGCAGGCTGTACCAGGACAAACAAAGAATTTTAAATAAAATTAAAAATTTTTGAGCCAATTTCGTTTTTTTTGGCCCACTTAGCTCAAAAACACCCTTTGACCAGGGCATTTACCGCAAAACACCCCGGCCCACTTTGGTCCACACTTTTTTGGCCTTTGGTAAAGTACCATTCTAGCAGGGCGTTTAGTCGTTTGACTTAGCCCATCGGTCTGGAGCCATTTTAGCGGTATACGGACCAAAGCGGTCCGGGGTATGTTTTTGTTACCTAGATCACATTTCTGGGTGTGTATCGGATGTGATAGGGGTGCGAATTTTTTTTTATACCCTCTGACCTGGGCTTTTACAGAGCTCGTACAAAATGTAATTTTCTGCAAGGCTCTGACCAGGGCTTTCGTACAATTCGTACGAAAAACTAGGGTGTATATGGATAGAAGAGGCAATTTTTCTGTCCTTTAATTTTTACTGTACTTTCCCCTAGGAGGATTCCATGAAGGAAAGCACATACCAATCAGGATTGATAAAACGAATCAAGGCCCGGTTTCCAGATTGTATCATTCTGAAGAATGACTCGTCATACATTCAAGGCATTCCAGATCTCTTGATTCTTATTGGTAAGCGATGGTTCGCTCTTGAAGTGAAACGTGGACGCACGGCTTCGCATCAACCGAACCAAGATTACTATATTGAGAGAATGCATGGAATGTCCTACGCCTCGTTCATTTATCCTGAGAACGAAAAGGATGTACTCAATGATATTCAACAAGCATGTGAATCTTGAACACGATCATGCATTTCTCAGCCCGAGTCAATGGCATTGGCTCAACTACGATGACGCAAGGTTTGATGATCGTTTTCGGACCAAGCAAGCCGCAGAAATGGGAACCCGTCTTCACGAGTTTGCGGCTGAGGCAATACGCCTTGGTATCAAGCTCCCAAAGAACGGATCAACACTGTCGACATATGTGAACGACGGTATTGGTTTTGGAATGAACCCAGAACAAATCCTATACTATTCTGACAATTGTTTCGGTACCGCAGACACCGTTTCCTTCAAAGCTAATAAGCTGAGGATTCATGATCTGAAGACTGGACGAGTTCCAGCTTCGCATAACCAGCTACTTATCTACGCAGCGATATTCTGTTTAGAGTACAATTTTGACCCATCCACTATCAGGATTGAGACTCGCATTTACCAGTCTGACGATGTGCGGATAAAGCGTCCAACACCAGAAGAAATCACAAGTATTATGGCAAAGATTGTATACTTCGACGAGAGACTACAAAACTTGCGTAAACAGGATGGATAATTTCCATGGTGCACATCATTGACGACTCTGAATATTTGGCTCACGTTGGTAAACCACACGAGGGCTCCAAACCACATTCAGGTCGATATCCATGGGGCAGCGGCAAGGACCCTTCCGCCACCCCAAAGTCATTTCTTGACACTGTAGCAATCATGAAACGCGACGGGATGTCACAAACCGATATTGCAAAGCAACTCGGTTTTAAATCTTCTGTCGAGCTTCGTGACCATATTACTCTTGCTCGTCATGAACAGAAGATTCAAGAGGTAGCTGCCGTCAAGAAATATAAGGCCAAAGGATGGTCGAACACCGCTATCGGTGAGAAGCTAGGCATTTCTGAAGGCGCTGTACGTAAATACTTATTACCCACAGCACTTGCAAGACAAGAAGCGCTTATTCAAAATAAGCAAGCCTTAAAAGAGCGCGTCGACAAGACAGGCTACCTTGACGTTGGGAAGGGTACTGAAGCACTCATGAAAATTAATGAGTCGCAGAAGAAAAAAGCCCTCCGTGCGTTGGAGCTCGAAGGCTACGTTATTTTGAATTTGCGTGAACGCTCTGCATCAACAGGGGAAGCGTCATTTACTACAGTCCTCGCAAAGCCTGGTACCACCAAGCAAGAAGCATATCGTCATCTCAAGGATCTGAATTCATTTTCTGGTCCGTTGAAAGACAAGGAGGGAGCACCGTTAGGTATTGTCACTCCTTTAGCTATTGATCCAAAGCGTCTCCGCATTAACTACGGCGGCGAAGGCGGTGAGAAAGCTGATGGCGTTATTTATCTTCGCCCCGGTGTGAAAGACATTTCCATTGGCGAGAACGCATATGCTCAAATCCGTGCGCAAGTCGGAAAGGGCCATTACCTCAAAGGCATGGCGGTATATCGTGATGACTTGCCTGACGGAGTTGATTTAGTATTTAACACCAACAAGGATCGTTCGGTACCGGTCCTGGGAGACAAGAAGAGTGGTAGTATTTTGAAACCCCTTCGAGATGACCCGGACAATCCATTTGGCGCGACAATCAAATATCAACTTACTGAAGGCAGCGGACGAAACCGTCGTGCTATTTCTGCTATGAACATTGTGAACGACGAGTCGGATTGGGATAAATGGAGTCGAAATCTTCCATCCCAATTCTTATCGAAACAACACGAGGCTACAGCAGAGCGTCAGCTAAAAATAACACGGGATTCGATGGCTTCTGAGCTTGCTCAAATTAAGAGCCTAACAAATCCTATTGTGCGCGCTTCTTTATTAGAGAATTTCGCAGAAAATGCAGACAGTGCAGCTTCACATCTTAAAGCCGCAGCGCTACCGAGGCAGAAGACACATGTGTTACTTCCATTACCCTCGATAGATCCTACACGCATATATGCCCCGAACTACCGTCAAGGAGAACGAGTGGCGCTTGTACGATTTCCGCATGGCGGTACATTTGAGATTCCAGAGCTTATTGTCGACAACACAAATAAAGAAGGCCAAAAAATGATTGGTAAGCGAGCCAAGGCTGCTGTGGGTATTCACCATTCAGTTGCGGAGCGTTTATCAGGGGCTGATTTTGACGGTGATACTGCCTTGGTTATTCCGACCCGAGGCGCACGCCTAAAAATAACGAACGCTCTTAATGGACTTCGTAATTTCGACCCTCACACAGAATATAAATACCATGAAGGTATGCAAGTCTTACCCAAGGGCCGTGTAGGCACTGAGATGGGGATGATTTCTAACCTTATTACGGATATGTCTGTGAAAGGGGCCAACACGGATGAGCTAGCACGGGCTGTCCGCCATTCTATGGTTGTTATTGATGCTAACAAACACAAGCTCGATTATAAACAGTCATATGTGGATAATGATATTGCCTCACTCAAGGCTAAGTATCAGGGCGGTCCACGCAAGGGTGCCTCTACCATCATTTCTCGTGCCTCAGCAACGGTCCATATTCCAGAGCGTCGCTTGGCATATAAAACTGAAGGCGGGCACATTGACCCCAAGACAGGGAAGCTGCGTTATATTGATACAAACAAGACCCATGGTGTAAAGACCCGTACCGGTGAGTGGGAACAAGCACCTAACCACCAGAAGGTCACTCGTATGAGTCTTGCTGATGACGCATATTCTCTTACATCAGACGCGCCATCACCTATGGAGCGGATCTACGCACGCCATGCCAACCAACTCAAAGCTATGGCTAACGACGCACGTCTGGCAGCGTACCGTTCGGAACCGATTCCATATTCTGCTAACGCTAAGCGGGTGCATATTGATGCTGTGCGGTCTCTCGATGCTAAGCTGGCTTTAGCTAAGTCCAACGCTCCTCTAGAGCGTCAGGCCCAACGTATGGCAAATCTACAAGTGCGCGCTAAAGTAGAGGCCAATCCAGGGCTTGACAAGGATGATATTAAGAAGCTAAAGACACAAGCTCTTATTGGTGCACGCGCAGCAACAGGAGCTAGCAAGCATCGTATTCAGCCTACTGAGGAAGAGTGGAAAGCTATCCAAGCTGGCGCTATTTCTACTACGAAGCTGAAGGAGATCATGGCTCAAGGCGACATGGATCATATTCGTGAGCTCGCTATGCCAAAGGAACAGCGTGCACTACCACAGCGGCAGCAGACGGCTATCAAAAATATGCAATCGCGGGGATATTCTCAAGCGGCTATTGCTGAAGCCCTAGGCGTGTCTGTGTCTACGGTCAACAAGTATATTTGACATATTCTCTAGAAAGCTATATTTTCATGAGCCGTGAAGTATATTTGACAACGACCGATAACCCATACCATCCTGGTGACCAGTTCGCTGAGTGGTATAATTTTGATATTCAGCACGGCTATGATAGTATGGGATATTTGGATCGTGTGCTAAATACTACTGATACGCTAGGACCTCATATTTTGGACGAAGATATTGAGCGAGCTATCGACGATATTGTACGTTATAATTTGTCGGGAGTTCACACAAAAATGATCGTCGAAAATAACAAACCCCCCCTATATATTTAAGGGGGGAGGGGGTCTTCGCACAACATACCCCCCTACTCGCTCGCCCCCCGCCTGGGAAAAGCCCCAGAAAGGGGTGTTAAGAGGGTCGATGGGGGTCGTAACTACCCTGAGAAGAGGTGAAACAGGTGTCCAACACACCAAAACGACGCCGAAAGCCGGCTCAAACGGTTGAGGACCGGGAGAACGAGCTCGTCAAGAGCGCCACAGACCTCGCAGCAAAGCAATTGCTGGAAGGCACAGCGTCTCCATCAGTCATCACACACTTCTTACGCTTGGGTTCCGTTCGTGAACAACTCGAACGACAAAAGTTGATGAAGGAGAACGAACTGATGGAAGTGAAGATGGCTGCCATCGAAGCCAGTGAACGCCGTGAACAGGAGTACTCAGAAGCCATTACCGCTCTCCGAAGGTACAAAGGTGAAAACCTCAAGTAACACCCCCAAGACATACCACGAGATGCTCCAATACATGACTCTCGAAGATCGTATTCGGTATCTCCGTCTTGGGGGAGCGGTGAGTCACGCCACCTTCGGCGGAAAGCGGATGGCTAACCAAGACTTCTACAAGTCACGTGAGTGGGCACAAGCCCGTAATCATGTGATCTCACGAGATAACGGCTGCGATTTGGCTCTGTCTGACTACCCAATCTTGGATCGGATACTGGTACACCACATAATACCCATCACTATGCAAGATTTGGAAGAAGGTTCAGACAAATTACTAGATCCTGAAAACTTGGTATGCGTGTCTCACAACACGCATAACCTTGTCCACTATGGAACTGAGGAAACAACGCCAAGAGAATACCAGGAACGAAAACCGGGTGACACAAAACTCTGGTGAAAGGAGATACGATGACCCGACGAACCCCAGAACAATACGATTGGGGTACACTTGAATTTGATGAAACACTACTAGATTTACACTACACCCCGCATGGCTTCCGAACGATTAAGTTTACGGTCATTCATCACATGACTGTGGTTGACCGAGATGGAAACGGACCGGATACCCTAGATGCTTGCTTCAATATCTGGCAAGATCGAGAAGCTTCTGCACATTACGGCGTGGACCATGACAAGGTTCGTCAGTATGTGTACGATTCCGATATTGCTTGGGCTACTGCTAATGCAAATGGCAACAACCATGGTATCTCTATTGAACATGCTAATAGCACAGGCGCCCCAGATTGGCGTGTCGATCCTGAGACGATGGAGACCGGCGCAAAACTTGTCGCCCACCTCCACAAGTTCTACCGACTCGGCCGACCTGAAATCGGAGTGAATGTTTTCCGCCACATGGACTTCTTTGCTACCGGTTGCCCCGGTCCATTCCTCGGTGGAAGTCAGTATCACAACTACGTCAACCGTGCTGCTCAGATCTACGACGAGATCACCGGTGCAAAACCCGCTGGTCCCGTACCGCTGCCTACTCCGAAGGTTCGCCCTTCACAAGACGAGGTAGTCAACATGGTGATCCGAGGTCAGTACGGCAACGGCGCAGAACGGTTCCAACGGTTGGAGCGTGAGGGGTGGGACCCGCTGGAGATTCAGCGGATCGTAAACGAACGGCTATCGTGATGGGTAGTGCTTTACAAGACGTGAAGAAACTCCTCAACATCCCCGCTGACAACACGGACTTCGACGTGGACATTAAAAGCTTGATGAACTCCTCACTGGCTGTGGTGTTCCAAGTTTGCCCTGCCATCAAGAAGTCCAGTCCAGTTGTTTCGGGGACTGAGGAGTGGTCTGACCTGTATGACATCGACGAGCCCAAAACTACAACTCCGCGGAACATCATCGCAAGTCTCATCGAGACGTTTGTGACTATGGATGCTCGGTTGAAGTTTGACCCGTCGATTAACACAGCGGTGAAGGAAGCCCATCAAGCTTGCCGAGATGAAATGATATGGAGGTTGAGTGTTGTTTGAGTTAACACCCCAACGCCACGATGAACTCTATCACTACGGTGTCCCCGGTATGCGCCGAGGAGTTCGCAAAGACCGTCGACGGGGTAAGAAGAAGCGTAAGAAGTGGCGTGATTTGACGATTCAACAACGTCACGACATTATTCAGAAACATGTTCGTCGGGCTAAGCTCGCTTACAACGTCGGTTCTGTTGCTGTTCCTTTAGCCACAAGCGCCGCTCTCCTCGGGTATGCTCACTACAGGGGTAAGAAACTTAAAGAATCTCGGTTAAAATTCGGCGGTAAGCGAATGATGAATGCCACGGAACATCTGAAGACTCCGTTCACTGATGTGTCACCGAAGATTCCGAAGAACTGGCGTTCGGGTGTTTCCAATAAACGTAAAGTTTACAACGTAACGACGTTGCACTCTGATGACCATACACCCGAACTATACCACTATGGTATCAAGGGCATGAAGTGGGGTCGTCGGAAAGGTTTACGTTTAAGTTTGCACCGAAAACCAAAGGTTCGATCCAAAGAGCGAAAACATTCTGATGCTCTCGCTGGCAAGGTGAAGAAGACTGGCGTAACTTCACTTTCTAACAAAGAGCTTCAGACGTTAACCCGCCGAATGCAACTGGAGAATGACTATCGACGAACAGCAGACAACCCATACAAGACCCGAGCTCGACGTAAAGGCGAAGAGATGTTCTGGAAGGGCGCTGGTGCCGTGGGCGGTATTGCTCTTGGCACATTCGGTACAATCGCAGCACAAAACCTGAAGAGCAAAGACCACAAGAAACGTGTAGCAGCCGGTCTGAAAGTCGCTAAAGCTGTGACTGGGTGGTAACGGATGGCCCTATCGAACACAGCTACTCCGAAGTATTACGGAATTTTCCGTGAGAAAGTACTTCGGGGCGAGATTCCAGTCTGTAAAGAAATCTCCATGGAGATGAACCGGATTGACGCCCTCATCGCAGATCCAAAGTATTATTACGATGATTCTGCGATTGATGGCTTCATCGAGTTCGTCGAATCGGAGATGACTCTCACCGACGGTTCCGATGTGTTCGTCATGGATTCGTTCAAACTTTGGGCCGAACAGTTGTTGTCTTGGTACATCTTTGTCGACCGGTCGGTCTATGTCCCACGACCTGGGAATCGTGGGGGTCGGTATGTTCGCAAGCGTGTAAAGAAGCGCTTGACGCTCAAACAATATATCATCGTGGCCCGTGGCGCTGCCAAGTCGATGTACGCTTCGTATCTACAAGCGTATTTCCTCACGGTAGACACCACGACTACACACCAGATTATTGTGGCCCCCACGATGCCGTTGGCTACAGAAACCATCCAGCCGATCAAGACAGCGATGATCCGTTCTAAAGGCCCATTGTTTAAGTTTCTGTGTGCGGCTGGTTTTACACCTCAAGCGGCTGGTCGAAAAGCCGAGAAGAACAAACTTGCTCCAACTAAACGTGGTATCGAGAATTTCTTGACTAACTCGCTACTTGAGGTTCGACCGATGCGTATTGACAAGCTTCAGTCAATGCGTACCAAGGTGAACACAGTTGACGAATGGCTATCGGGTGACGTTAAAGAGGATGTGATCGGTGCTATCGAACAGGGTGCTTCCAAGAACGAGGATTACTTAATACTCGCTATTTCTTCAGAAGGTACCGTTCGTAACAGCGTTGGTGACACCATCAAGTTGGAACTCCAAGACGTTCTGAAAGGCAATTACCTAGCACCGCACATTTCGATTTGGCACTACCGTCTTGACGATATCAAGGAAGTTGCTGACCCGGCTATGTGGGTGAAAGCGAATCCGAACATCGGCATCACGGTAACCTACGAGACATACCAGAAAGATGTAGAACGAGCGGAACAAGTCCCCGCTGCACGAAACGATATCCTAGCAAAGCGTTTCGGCATTCCCATGGAAGGGTATACGTATTTCTTCACTTACGAAGAAACGTTACCACATGCAAAGAAACAATACTGGGGTATGCCATGTTCGATGGGTGTCGACTTGTCACTCGGGGATGACTTTACTGCGTTCACGTTTTTGTTCCCCCTTCAGCGGAGTATGTTTGGCGTGAAGACTCGATCTTATATCACTGAACGTACCCTGATGAAGCTCACAACAGCTCGGCGTCTTAAGTACGAAGAGTTCATCGAGGAAGGCACATTAATTGTCATGGACGGCACCGTGTTAGACATGATGCAAGTCTATGACGATCTGGATGCTCATATCCAAGAGTGTCAATATGACATTCGTTCTGTTGGGTATGACCCGTATAATGCGCGTGAATTTATCGAACGGTGGACGACCGAGAATAGTGAGTGGGGAGTTGAAAAGGTTATCCAAGGTGCCAAGACTGAATCCGTACCGCTTGGCGAGTTGAAGAAACTAGCGGAAGATCGTGCGTTACTTTTTGACGAAGCACTCATGACGTTTGGTATGGGTAATGCTATCGTCATGGAGGACACGAACGGTAACCGCAAGATTCTGAAACGACGGTATGAAGAAAAGATTGACAACGTAGCAGCTCTCATGGACGCCTACGTTGCATACAAACTAAATCCTGACAGTTTTGAATAGGAGAATACATGACAAACATGGAATTATACCACTACGGCATCAAGGGTATGCGATGGGGTCATCGTAAAGCACGCCCTACGATGTCTGGTGCCGCACGAAGCGCACGACGGAAGCGGATTGCAAAGCGTGTCGCTCTCGGTGTCGGTGCAGCAGCTGGCGCAGCAGCTTTGGGCTACGGTGCGTATCGAGGCAAGAAGTATATCAGCACACCGCATGGTGCGGCACACGTCGTGCTTGGCGGATTGCGCGCGCAACAAGGTATTGACCGTGTTGGTGGTGCAGCACGGAAAGCCGGTAGCGCAGTTGGTAGTTATGCGTTAGGCGGCAAACATTCTTCACGACGGGCCGGTCTTAAAGCAGCCGGTGCCGCAGCTCGAAGCGCTGGCAGCGCAGTCAAGACGCGAGCTAAAGACGCTAAGGACGGCGCACAAATCATCGGTTATGGTGCTCGGTACGCTGGTGGCGTTCTCGGTAAGCGAGCCGGTGCCGCAGCT